CATGCCGCCGCCGACGACCGACACGCGGGAGCCGAAGCGGAGCCGGAGCGGCTTGGTGACCAACGGACCGGGGACGATCAAGACGCTCAGGAATCAGACGAAGGGCCCGGTTCCGAAGGGCCACCAGAGCCGGACGCCGAAAGCTGGCAGGTAATCCGCAACGGCAAGCCGGTCGAACAGCTGGAAGTGACGATCGACGGCCGGCCGCAGCCGGTCACTCTGGATGAATGCGTCAGAGGCTATATCCGCGAGCAGACTTTTCACCAGCGGATGACTCAAGTTGACCAGGCTCGCCAAGCGGTGCAGGGCGAAATCCAGACAATCGGCCACAAGCGACAGGAATTAGAGGACAAACTGACGCTGGCCGACCGGATTCTGGCTGATATGACGCCGCCGGAGCCGGATTGGGATCAGGAATTCGCCATCGACGCCAAGCGCGCCCGCGACAATCAGAAGGCGTTCCAAAGCGTCTATCACAAGCGGGCGATGATTCAACAGGCTATGGCTGAAGAAAAAGCCAGAGAGCAGCAGGAGTATGACAAGCAAGCCAACGACTATGCAGTGAACGAATTCGCCCAGTTTGTTGCGGAATCAGGCTTTCGCAATAAACAAGAAGTCGACGAAGCCGTGGCGATGATGCGCGACTATGCGCTCAAAGAAGGCTTTTCGCCAATAGAGATCCATAACGTCTACGACCGCAGAATGCAAAAGGTATTGCGGAAGGCGGCGTTATACGACCTGTCTCAGGCTCATCCGCCTAAGGCAGTTTCACCAGACAGTGGCAAGACATTGATACCCGGTAGCGCTACGCCCATGGGGAATGCGCCACGCCGACAGATTGATGCCGCGCAGAAAAGACTGGCCAAAACAGGGCGTTTGGATGACGCCGCGCTAGTAATGAAGCAGTTCATCAGATGAGGTATCAATCATGGCCGTTAACAACATCGAAGCAACAGGTAAGGTAACCTCTGCTTTTACGACCTATTCCGCGACTGGTAACCGCGAAGACCTGTCAAACGCAATCTACAACATAGATCCGTTTGATACGCCGGTGATGTCCGGCTCTAAGCGCCAAAACACCAAAAATAGGACATTCGACTGGCAGACGGAATTTCTGCCGACCGTCGATCCGAACAATGCGCAGCCGGAAGGTTTTCTGTTGCTCAATTCTCCGGCTCAGCCAACCTTAAGACAAAGCAACGCTACGCAAATCAGCAAACGGGACGCTACGGTTTCAGGGTCTCAGGAAGAAGTGGATGCGGCCGGCAAGTCGTCGGAAATGGCCCATCAGATGGCGATGACCGCCAAAGTGTTGAAAAGCGACCTGGAGACGATCGCCTGCTCGCGTCAGGCGCTCAACGCCGGCAACGATTCGACCCCGACCCCCAGAACAACCGAAGCCATCTGCCACTGGCTGGGGCGCGCGACCGACCGCACAGGGGCGGTCAACGGCGCAGTCGCGCCCGGAACGTCGCTGCCGGGCGCTTATACGGCGACGGCGGCCTTCCCGACGCCTGGCGCGGCGGTGCAGATCACCGAAGCGATGCTCGGCGCGGCGATGCAGCAGGCCTATATCAATGGCGCGAGCCCGACCCTGCTCATCGTGCCGCCCGGCGTGAAACGGACGGTGTCAACCTTCACCGGCCGGTCGACCACCCAAGTCCTGGTCGGCAAGACGGAAGTGGTGTCGACGGTCGACGTGATCGCCACCGATTTCGGCCGGATCAAAGTCGCTCCGTCGCGCTGGATCCCGACCGATGTCGGGCTCTTGCTCGATCAAGACTATCTTGCCTTCGCGTTTTTCCGCAATTTCCGCCAGTTGCTGATGGCTCGGGTCGGCGATGCGGAGACGCGGATGATCGTGGTCGAATGGGGCATCGAAATGCGCAATTCGCTGGCGCATATCCTGTTCAACTCGATCAAACCGTAACGCCAATGGGCGAAGACCAGCTCATGGTCGCGCTGCAAGTGGTCGACGAATTGCGCCAGATCTCTCAGGCTCTGGCGCGATTGGAAGATCTCATGCAGCGCATCGCGCTCGTGGTCGGCGTGACGCCTAGAGGGTCGGCATGAGCCAACACCGCAAAACCTACCAAGATCGGGATGGAATCCGCCGCACGCTCGTCTGGGAAGACGAAAAACCGGATGAGGTTTCGGTCTATGCCGAGCAACGGATTGACGAGATCATGACCGGCATCGCCCGCAACCGCGAATTGATGAACAGGCACGGGCCCAACAAGCTCGCGGCGTCGATCCCGGCGGTGCATGCCGATCGGGTGCTGCAAATGGACCCGGATGAGCTCGACCATTGGCTAAATGACAGCGCTAATGAGCAATACCGAGTCTGGAAGGGGCGCGTGTGACCGGTATGATCCTGGCCATCATGCTGGTGCGTTTTTCTGGGCCGACCGGGCATCGGGTGGATATCAATCCGGCCGAAGTTTCATCGGTCCGGGAAGTTTTCAACGCAGCTCATTGGGGAAAGGGCACTCATTGTGTGGTGGTGCTGACGAGCGGCAAATTCCTAGCTTTGCTCGAGACCTGCGAACAAGTGCGGCAGAAGCTCAGCCCCCAAGCGCCCCAAAGGCCCCAAGGGCCATGCACTCTGGTTTGTGGAGCGCAGCGGCCATGAGAATCTCCGACGCCGGCGTCGAGACTTTAAGAAACCGCGAAGGCTGCGAACTCGAAGCCTATGTCGACAGCGTCGGCATGTGGACGATCGGCGTCGGCCACACCGCGGCGGCCGGTCCGCCGGAGCCCAAGCCCGGCCTATGCATCACTCAGGATCAGGCTGACGCGATCTTCGATCAAGATCTCAATTCTTACGAATCGACGGTCAATCAGGTCATCGTAAAGCGGATGACCCAGAACCAGTATGACGCCTTTGTCTCGATCTGTTTCAACATCGGCCAGAGCGGGTTTGCCGGTTCGACATTCGCGGAACGCTTCAATCTGGACGACTTGGCCGGCTGCGCGGAGGCCATCCTATGGTGGAATGATCCGCCGGAAATCATTGGGAGACGACAGGGCGAGTATGTGCAGTTTCTTGGCGGCTATGTCGCGCGGATTGGGAAATTATGAGCGATTACACCGACTTCGTCGCCACGCTGCGGGACTGGGCCAACCGGCAGGATTGGTCGGACGCCTTGGTCATGTCCTATGTGCGGGCCGCCGAGCAGAAGCTCAATCAAGAGCTGCGCATCGCTCGCATGATCAAATACGCCGCCAACACCATCACCGACGCCTGCGGCCCATTGCCCGACGATTGGCTCGAGATGGATCTAGTGCAGATCGCCGCCGGCTGGGCGTCGACCGGTTTTTGTCCGATTCATTACAAGGCGCGCGAAGAATTCTTCCGCACTGAGGCGGTTCGGGACACCAGCGCCACCCAACAGACCTGGCGCTTCTACACCCTGATCGGCCGGACGATCTATTTCGGCGGCCAGCCCGATGAGGTCAATGGCACGCCTTACAAGATCGCCTATTACGCCGAAGTCCCGGTCTTCGCCGACGCCACCCCGTCCTGGGTCTATAGCAAATATCCCAGTCTATATCTGTATGCCGCGCTGATGCATGCCGAATTGCATGCGATCGGTGAAGAACAGGGCGCCGCCAATATGAAGGCGCTGGCCGAAGACGCCATCCAGAAGCTCAACCAAGAGCATCAGCGGTCGAAAGCGTCCGGCTCCCGTCTCACCCGTACGCGCCGGAGCTTTGGCTGATGAGCCTGGTGTTCAATTCTTGGGTCGAAACTGACGGATGCGGAGCTATGTCTCTGGTCTTGCTTGACAGTATGGAGCGGCTGATCCCTACGGCGATCAATACGCTGCCCCAGGTCAGCCATACGCCCTATGGCGGCTTGTGCGAGCTCGTCATCAATGGCGTCACCTTCACCACGGTTGACGGCTCGTTCCACGTCGACACCAATCGCAACGTCTACTGGACATCGACCGAAATTTCAGTGGTGCCGTCCGACATGGTCATCGCGGTCTATAGTTATATGGGGTCGCCGTCATGAAATGGCTGTTCGTTCCCGTACTGTTCGCCTTCGTCACGTACGGGGCTCAGGCGCAGACCGCATCGAACAATCCTTCGACGGCGAAGATGGGCATCGATCACACGAGCGATCCAGAACCGGTGTTCGTGCAGGACGCTTCCAAGATCTGGGCACAGATGGGCTCGGTCAACAAGACCACGCACGCCTTCACCCCGGTCGGCGGCGCGGCCGGCGGCGGTGGCGGCGGCGGATTGTCGGAAGGACCATGGGGCTCGCCGCCGCCTGGTTATGCAACCTACATCGGCATTCTGGCTGACCCGTCTGGCAATATGATCGGGCCGAAAGGCTCAATCTGGGGCACGCCGCCGAACGGCGGCATAGTGCTCGATGTCAACGCCAATGTGCTCAATGTTGCGCACATCATTTGCGATTCCGGCTGTAGCGGCGGCACGGGCGGCTCGGGCTCGAATGCTTCGGTCGGCCCAATCCCGGGCACCGCGCCGACCTCCGCGACCTATTCTGGCATGCTGGTCAGCGGCGGCGGCATGGTCGGCGTCAGTGGTTCGCCTTGGGGCACCGCGCCGACTGGGCTCAATGTCTTGGGCGTCAACGCCCAGATCTTAGGAACGCTGCCCGGATTTGCGACGCCACCGTCGTTCAACTGCGCTTCCGGCTGCACCAGCGGCGGCGGTCCGGTGACCGCGGCGAACAACGCCTATGCCGATGGCGCGCTGGTCACCATGGGGACCAAAGCCGACCCGGCCTGGACAACCGGCGCTGGCTCGGAAATCGCGATCTTAAAGACGATCGCCGCCTCAGTTGCGGCGCTGCCACCCAATGCGTCGACCGCGACCAATCAAACCAGCGGCAGTCAGAAGACCCAGATTGTCGATAGCGGCGGCACGGTGATCGGTTCGACTGGCGGCGGCTTTAATGTAAATTGCATCGCTGGCTGCTCGGGCGGTTCTGGAGGCTCGAACGCGTCGGTTGGCGTAGTTTCGCCGCCTGCCCCAGCCCCGACGTCGGCCACTCTTAACGGTATGGTGATCTCCGGCGGCAATATGGTCGCCGCCTCAGGCTCCAATTGGGGGACTGCGCCGACAACGCTGAGCGTGTTTGGCGTCAACGCCAATGTGTTGGCTTCCGTTCTGCCGGCCGGCGCAGCGACCGCCGCCAATCAACCGGGCATCAACGGTGATGGCGGCGCGAACGCTCACATCATGAATTTCCCAGCCACCCAGCCAATCAGCGCGGTCGCATTGCCGCTGCCGGCTGGGGCCGCGACGGCCGCTGGGCAGGCGACGATCAATGGTGATGGCGGGTCGCAAACCCACATTATGAATTTCCCGACCACCCAGGCGGTGTCCTTGGCGGCTGCGCCGCTGCCGGCCGGCGCAGCGACCGCCGCCAATCAGAACTCCACCGCCCCGGGCACGAGCGCCGCCGCGGCGCAGGCCGTGCAGGGCGTCACCGGCGGCGTGCCGTTCCTTGACAATCCGGGCACCGCGTCGCTCTGGGGCCTCTATGGGCAAAACTCGGCGACCAGCGGCCAAATCGGCAATCTAGCCATGGGCGCGGTCACCACCGCGGCGCCGACCTACACAACGGGCAATTCGTCGCCCCTATCGCTCGACGCCAATGGCAATCTACGTGTCAATGTAGTGGTTGGCGGCGCAGCTGGAGGGGGGACCTCTTCCAACTTCGGCTCGACTTTTCCTGGGGCCGGCACCGCGGCTGGCTTCCAATATTTGAGCGCAGCGCCGACCCTGACCAACAACACCATGGTCGCGGCTCAAGCGGACATAAACGGCAATCTTAAAATCAATTGCGTCACCGGCTGTCTGACCGGCGTCGGCGGCACGCCGCAAACCACCAACAGCGTCCCGATCAGCATTTCCAGCGCCACCACCACGCAACTCATTCCAGCCTTGGCCAGCAATTACACCTATGTGACGCAGCTCAACGTCATGGCGGGATCGGCGGGCGGCCTGACCTTGGAATATGGCACCGGCACGAATTGCGGCACCGGAACGACATCCCTCACCGGAGCCTATCCATGGCCAGCCTTTGGCGGCATCTCGATCGGCTCTGGTTTTGGTCCGGTTCTGGGGACGATTCCGATCAACAACGCGGTCTGCGTGGTGAGCAGCGGTTCGCCGGTGCAACTGGCCGGGTCGCTCAGCTACACCCAATCAGCGACGCTGATTTCCCCGTTTGGCGGTCCGGGCGGTTCGGGCGGCGGCGGAGGAGGCGGCGGCAGCACGACGATTACCGGGCCGCTCGGCCCAACGACACCACCAGCGTCCGCGGTGGCGATCACCGATACTGGCGCGCCGATTACTGGCCAGAGCTTAGGCTCCGGCGGTCAGGGCCTGATTGGCTGGCTATCGCAAGTCGTCGCCAATATGGCGCAGGGCGTGTTCACCCCGGGCGGGACAGCGCCGGCTCAAGGCGTCGCCACCGGCGGTCTCGACATCAACGGCTTGCCGCAGATCCGCGCGATCGCCCCCTGCGATCAACCCAACAGCTATTTTGATTTGGCGACCGCGGCTGGGACGGGGCAACTGGTCGCCGGCGTGGCCGGCAAGAAGATCTATCTATGCGCCGGCACGACGATCGTGACCTCAACCGCGGCGCATGTGTCGTTCATCGAAGGTTCGGGCTCGAGCTGCACGACGCCGGTGTCGGTCTATGGCAATGCGGCGACCGTCGCTGCGACCAGCGGCATGGCGTTCGCCGCCAATGGCGGCGTTCAACTGACGGGAACCCGTCCGGCGGCGACCCAGACCACAGGCAATGCGCTGTGCGTCTTGTTTGATACCGCCAATTCGCCACAGGTCAATGTCCATGTCGCCTATGTTCAGAAATAACGGGCTGGCGCTCGCCGTCCTGATCGGCCTGGCTGGCGGTGCGGCGGCTCAGGAAGAAATCATTGGCGGCGGCGTCTACCGGCCGGCCAATCCCCCGACCGGTCTTACCACGCCAATCATGTCGACGTTTGTGCTGCCTGCATCGGGAACCACCATTCAGTATGGTGGGCAAATCGGCAATTGGTCGCTCGGTCAGTTGGGAGCGGTAACGACCCGCAACATGCCGATTCCCATCGCCGGAACGATCTACGGCCTCTACACCAATCTAAATGCAGTGAATTCCGCGGCGACGATCGGCGACCTGATTAATGGAAACCCCGGGACAATCACCTGCGCTTATACGCCAACCACCACGCCCTTTTTCTGTAACGACACGACCCATTCCGACGCTGTCAATGTCGGCGATGCTTTCGTTTGGAAATGGGACCCGCACGGCGTCGCCTGGGCGAACAACGTTACGAACCAGGCGTCTTTCCTATTGACCAGCTCGAGTCCACAGCAGGGCGCGCTGCTAATGGGCGTGTGGCCGGGCATCGCCTCCGCGGCGACCTATTATCTCGGGCCTGGCGGCGGCGCGACCGGCGGAGGCAATGAACTCACTTTCTCCGCCATTTTGCCCCAAGCGATCACCGTCACTGGCTTGTTCGCCTTGACCAACGCGGCCGAGAACGCCACTGACGCGCATGTCTTTACCTTGTGCAAAAACGGCTCAGCGACCTGTTCGGCCAGTCCGTCGTCTGGCATGTTTTGCACGCCGGGCCTCAGCGCATCTGGCGGTTGCTGCACCGATACGACGGGCTCGGCGCACCACATCGGCGGCGGTTCCGGCCCGGCCTGCACTTTGGCCAGCTCGGTCAGTTTCGCAGCCGGCGACACCATCTCGGTCCTGATGTCTTGTGCGGGAGGAACCGACTGCGCCACGATCAATCCGGCAATTGGCTTGGCCTATACGCCCGGCGTGCCGAACCAAGCCGTTCTAACGAACCAAGCGGCGGTTGCGCTGGGGAATTGGTTTGGCGGCTTTTATGGGAGCAGCATCGTATCCAGCCAGTTTAACTATGACATGATCCCAGCGCTTGGCGGTAAATCAATCACTTTCGCCAATTTGATTGCCTGCTCCAGCGTGGCCCCGGGCGGGACGGCGGCGCGCATCATCACGTCGCAAAGCTCGAGCGGCATAGCCACGCTGCCGACCAATGTGTCAGGCGGGACGGTTGCGACCATCACCGGCAGCCCTGCCTGTCCGGGCAGCAATGGGCTCTCTATGTTCGGCGTGCAAGACACGAACCCCGCCCATGCGTGGACTGCGGTCTCCGGCGGTCTGGTCGATAACGCCTGGACTTCGACTGGCTCACCGGCCACCGGCACGCAGAACTGGAAGACGGCAATCACGGCGAAAGTTCAATGAAGCCTTTCGTTTGGATCTCTCTGGTTGCGGCGGTCGTCTGGCCGGCCAACGGATATGCTTTCCTGCAGCGCGGCGGCTCGAGCGGCGGCGGAGGGGGGCCGGTAGCGACGGCCTATTATGTCGACAATTCAGCCGGCGCCGATGCCAATCCGGGCACTCAGGCCCTGCCCTGGAAGACGCTGACTAAAGTCAACGCCGGAAGATACAACCCGGGCGACAGCATCAATTTTCAAGGCGGCCAGACCTTCACCTTGGCGACCGCAGTGGCGTGCGGGGCCGGCGCGCAGGCGACGACCGTCGATCTTTGTTTCAACGCGGCGAATCTGTCCGGGACGGCGATCACCCCGGTGGTCATTCAGAGCTATGGGACCGGTCAAGCAACCATTCAGGCGACCGGCAATAGCGCTGCGCTGATGGCCTATAATATCGGCGGTTTCACCCTGCAAAATCTGATCTTTGCCGGCAGCGGCACAACCGCGCCCATGGCAGCCAACGCCTGGGGCGGCGTGCTGATTGAGAATGATCTTGCCGGCAATGTGCGGCTCGATGGGGTCACGGTCAGCCACCTCACTGTGCATGATTTCGCCAGTGACGGCTTGAGCCTTCAGGGATTAGCGGGCAGCTCAGGCTATATAAACTTGAGCATCTCTTACGTCACCGCCTACAACAATACTGGTGGCACGGACGGCAATGGCGGCGCCGGCATCGATCTGCAAGCCGTGCAGAATCGCGGCAATGGCGCGACCAATGCGGCCTATCGGAATATCACGATCGATCATTGCTATACTCATGACAATTCTGGCTTCGGCACGGCGGCATGGACCGGCGAAGGCATTCATCTGAACAATGTCAATGGCGGCGTCATCCAATACAGCCTTGCGGCAAATAATGGGGCCAGCGGCGCGGATGGCTTTGGCATCGATGTCGCCGATTCCAACAATGTGACTATTCAATATAGCGAATCATACGGACAGATCACCAACAATAGTTTTGACGGCGGCGGCTTCAATTTCGACGGCGGCGTCAGCAATTCCACAATGCAATATAATTATTCCCACGGCAATAACGGGCCTGGCTTTCATCTCTATAGCTTCAACGACGGGACGATTACCGGCTCATCCGGCAATATTGTCCGCTACAATATTAGCCAGAACGATGCGGGCAAAGCGTCCATTGGTTATGGCGGGATTACGCTCAATTCGAGCGCCAACCTGACCGGCGCACAGGTCTACGGCAACGATATCTATGCGTCCAACACCACATCGTTGGGGGCAATCGGCGTCACCGGTTCGGGCGCCAGCACCATCGGCGCCAACATCTCAAACAACATCCTCTATGCGCTGAGCGGCGTGACGATGGTGTCGAGTAAGGGCGCAGATGCGACGCCCGCCAGCGTTTTGTTCACCGGCAACGACTATTATACGCCTGGTTCGTTCAGCATCAAATGGGGCGCCAACGCCGGCACGTCTTACGCGAGCCTATCGGCCTGGCAGGGCGCTGGTCAGGAGAAAGTGTCGGGCAGTCCGGTCGGAACCAGCGCCAACCCGAACCTGACCAATCCCGGCGGCGGCGCGACTGCTAACGTTACGCCCGGACCGCCGTCGTCGCAGGCTCTGGCTTATAAAATCACCAGCGGATCGGCGGCGAGCAACGCTGGCGTAGCGATCACCTCACCCGGGCTCAATGACTTTTTCGGCTTGGCTTTGGGCGCTCCGCCGTTGAACATCGGCGCGGATGACACGCCAGTCGGCGGTGGCGGCGGCACGCCTTCAGCGCCGGTCAATGTCGCGCTGCCGGAGATCGTCGGCCTGGATGTCGTGTCGAGCCTGCCGCTCACCATCAAGCCCGGAGTGTGGACTGGCTCGCCGCCGCCGGCTTTGACCTATTCCTGGCACATGATCGGCGGCCCGCAATTGAGCACCGCCACGAGCTATGGGCCGCTCACCTCTGGACAGGTCGGGCAAAGGCTGCAGGTCGACGAGACGGCGACCAACGCCAGCGGCGCCGCTACGGCGATCAGTGATTTTATCGGGCCGGTGGAGAGCGCCTTGCCGCCGCCGCCCTATGCCGGCGCGACTGACGGCGCCGGCCACAGCCTTCAGCCAACCAGTCTCCCAGTTTTTCCAGGCCACTTTTTACAGAACGGCCACGCAATCTATCCTGGATGTTCTGTACCGCCAGTCGCGCCCACCAGCACGGCGGCGAATGTCTGGTGGTTCGATCCGGACAATGGGAACGATAGCGGCGCCAATAGCGGCCACGTCAGCCAGCCCTTCAAAGATATCGGCACGATTTTCGGGACAGTCGGC